CCAGCAAGGTTAAGGTTAGCCCTTATAAAAGCAATTTGATCAGTGAAAGCTTGGTACTCGTCCTCCCCCATACGATGGTCTCGGGCTTTATAACCGGGTAGAATCTTTAACCTCTCTGGGTGAGAACCTCCATCGAAGGCCACTACCACTTGGTTAGGGCTCATTCTTTTTATAAGGGAGTTAAGGACATACACAAACCCATATACCACAGAGGAGGGTTTCCCCTCCGCTGTGGATAAATTAAACTTATGCTGTGCTCGGTGGGCTAAATTATTCCCATCGATTATTAACATAGATTTCTTATTCATCGTCGCTGTCTTCATCGTCCTCTTTATCGGATTTTGAATGTTGTATAAATACTACTCCCTCAGTGGGGTATCGGTTATCTTCAATATCATCCAATAGATCCACCATGGATGATACTGTTTTTATCCCGGCTGATAACAAAAGCTTAGCCCTTACTTCCTTATCCCTTTTAATAACTGAGATAAGTTCCTGTAGTGAGCTAGCTATTTTCTCCTCCTCCAGCATATAAGAATTCCCAGACCTGGAAACAGTGGCCTCCTTTATAAGGATATCTTCCAATCCAGTATATCTATCAAAGCCCAGTGTACCATAATCAGGGTCAAAGGTTACAGATATACGGGTGGGTACCTTGGGGATGGATAGCTTATTCTTTTTAACGGTTAATAGAACTTCTACTCCATACCGATGTTTCCTGTCCCCACTACCGGCAACTAACTGTTTCTTAGCCTCTAAGTAGATCCTTTGAGAAGCATAGAATTTAAGGGCATTACCCCCAGGAGTAGTAACTTTGTCCTCAAACTTAGCAGCGAACCCCGTAGCAATGGTATCCCTTAGCTGGTTTATAAAGATAACAGTTATCCCAAGCTTTGCCCAAAGCCTATTCCTAAGCCTTAATAGTTTGTAAAGGGCTTTAGCTCTACCCCCCATCTCCGCCTTAGAATCCGACTCAGAGGTACTCATTGCAGCCATAGTGTCCATAGCCGCTACAGAATCCAAAACCAATACGATGGGCTCATTGGCCCTTAGTTGGGACCTGTAATATAAGCAAGCTTCAGCAGTGAAATCGGATATTAACTCTATGGAGTTTTCCTGATAGAGGTATATCTTGGACATATCCAACCCATTAGCTTCTGCCCAGGGAGTTGAGAATGCAAATTCAGCATCCACGTATATCCCCACACCCCCCATTGCTTGGGCTGAACGAATAAAGTCCAGGCACATTAAACTTTTACCACTGCTTTCTTTACCGGATATTTCAATAATCCGACCATAAGCAGCCCCTCCTCCCAGATAGTAATTAAGTACTGGGGATGAGGAAGGCACCCATAACTCCTGATCTTCATCCACTTGGATGTCGGCTACAACCCCGGAGCCTTCGTATTTTGAACGAAGGCCCGACAGGGTTATAGAAGTCTTTAGCTGCTTCTTTTTAGCCATTCCTCTTTGATTTTAGAGGTTTCTTAACCTTGGTTTTCTTTGGAGCTTCTTCCTCCTCGTCGTCTTTATCTTCATCATCGGAGCCTTCCCCAAATTCCAGTAAGAAAGTGTCCAACTTTTCCTGGATAGAATCATAGTCCTCAAAGATCTCCTCCATCATTTTCTCCAAGTTTACTGGCTTAGCGAACTTGGAGTCTATGGAACTGGGCCTGGCTGCAGTTAGGAAATACTCGGTATCCGTTTTACCCTTACCGGTACGTTTAATCTTAAGGTCATAGCCCTCCTTTGGATCCGTAAAATCACCAAGCTCCGGGTCCAGGAATAAGTCAATCATCTGACCATATATCCCATTGGGGACGAGGGTAAGCTTACCCGACCTTTGTAGATCAACCTTTTTACCAGCCTCATCTTCGTAAATAAGAGCCGGTACTAAGTACTTTTTCTTCGGGGTTAAAGCCTTAGCCAGGTCAGCCTTCTTTTTATTCTTAGTGAACTCCTGATAGGCCTCCATGATGGGGCAATCCTTACCAATGGAGGATGGGCTAAATACTCCTTTGATTTTTTCTCCCAGGTAAAAATGGACTACCTCCATCCCCCAGTCTTCGTCTTTACCGACGGGTAATACTCGGATCCTAGTAGTCCCTTCCTTGAGGAAGTTTACCTTTCCGGATCCACCTTTTTCACTCAACTCTTTTCTCTTTTTAGCTAAGCGTTCTTTCAGTGATAATTTAGCGTTTGCCATGTGGTTAATTTATTTAGGTTTAGTACTCGGAATCAAGGCCCTTCCTGGAATTAGCAGAGAGGGTCCTTAAAATTTCTGCTCTTACTTTATATACGTCCAACAGATTGGATACTAATTCGTAGTTAGCCTGTGCATTATGGTACATGCTTAATAGGGATAAATACTCGGAATCAGAATTAATCTCTGCCTTAACAGTTTCATCGGATGGTGGCCTTATAGCCCCCCCTGGGTCTTTGCTTATGGAGAACTGAGTCCCCCAGTATTTATCCTTATTAGTTCTAGCCTTCTGGAGGTTTTTCAACAGCTTGAAATGTAGAGCGGTTAGATACCCCAGAATTAATGGGGTCTTCTCTAAGTCCTTACGCCCTAATGAAAACTCCTTCTCTATATCAATAACAACTTCCTTGCCATTGACTTTAAGAGTAACGGAATTAAAGTCCTTTAATGTCATGGGCTAAGAAAGCTTTGACCAACTCCTTACGTGAATTTAGGTCCCAGAAATCAATGGTAATAACTCTGGGTCCTTCTAGGTTAGCAAAGTACCGGGAGTATACTCCAGAAAATACATCAGAGATATATCTCTGGTAAAAAACATTGGGTATCCTGGATCGGTTATCCTCTATGCTTGGAATGTCCGGAGAATAGCGGATCTGGATTACGTGGGTTAGCCTTTCAAAAGCTTCCTGAGCCTGGTTTATAAAGGCTTTAATGAAGGCCTCCGACTCGTTATGAGAAACTTGGCTTAGGGCATAGACCACGTTATCAATTGGAGTTCTATCTATTACAAATGAGTTGTTTCTTAGGATCTGGGATATCCTGCTGGTCAAGACTACCTTCTGAAAATGGCTTCCGAATGCAGGTTCTACAGCGGAAAGGTTTATCACATCCTTATGGCCAGTACCTTTATACCCAAAAGCCCTAAACATGAACTCCTTCTCTGGTTGGGGTAATATGTCCCCGGCAGAGGTAGATAGATGGGGAATCCCAAACTCCGTTTCAATAAACTTACAAAGAGTTGTCTTACCCAGCCCACTGGGGCCTGAAAGTGCTATTTTATATTCCATTGGCATTAATTTATTAATAAAAGCAATTCCCCATATAATTTACTACTTAAGTAATTTCCATTTATGGGGATATGGTTCTTGGTTATACCTTTTAATTTCCTCATCATAAAACTTAGAGAAGTCCAAGTCCTTATGTTTTTTACCGGGATCAAACTCATGCATAGTACCCCAGTTAATCCCGAACTCACAGGAGAATTTCATTTGGACCTTGGTCATAGTCCAGCCCATGAATTTTTTCATATCCTTTAGGGATGAGGCTATCTCTATAACTTTAGGTAATACCCAAGCCATATCGTCCTTATGAACGGGGTATTCAAGGGAGTCATGTACTGTGGATATTAGCCTCATATATCTTGGGAGGTTCCCATTTAACCTTTCCCTCTGTATGGCTATGTTTACCCATTGGGTTATATCACTGGACCCACCCTGGATAACAGCATTGGGCCCCTGCCTTAAGGCCTCATTCCATAGCCCCTGCTGGGAATTCTTATTCCTGGAATTAAGCAATATGGGGAATCGCCTCCTCCTTCCAAATGGGTTAACCAAGTACCCATGGTTTATGGAGAACTTGTGTTGCTTCTTAATCCATTGGGCTACCTTGGGGTAAGCCTCAAACCATTGGTCAATCATCTCTTGGGCATCAGCTTTGGAGTGAAAAGTCCCGGTGGCATCCGTGACAAATTCAGATACGGTGGGTGGGCCAGCCCCATAGAGGATGGTAAAGTTAAGGACCTTAGCTTTCTTATGTTCCTTAATAGCCCATAGATGGTCTGGATGATTTTCATCCTTCCTCAACGAGTTAATAAGCTCATAGGGTTTACCCGTTAACAGAGCCGCAGTCATAGCATGGATATTCTGGTTATTATGGAAGATGGATAACATGTTATCGTCCCCAGATAATTCTGCTGCCATCCTTAACTCCATCTGAGAATTGTGAACTATGACTCCATTAGCTACGAAAGCATGGGACCCCTGGACTTCAAGGTCATATACTTTATCCTTGCCTAAATACTCTATGGATTCGATTACTTCATACCTCTTACCCATTATCTCAGACCACTTGTTTGAGAGGCTCTCAGGGACATAAGGGATTATACTCCGTTCTATGGATCTTATAGTCAGCCTGTCCTTCCTCTGGGAGTTTCTTAAAGTAACCCGAGTGGGTTTATAGGGACTATTCGATATGGTCTCCCCCAACAAATGTTGGTAAACTTCTTTGGGAACCAACTCTGTCCTGCATTTATCTTCCTTTTTTTCAATACTAAGCTTAATCATCTGATCTCTCTTACGCCCTAGCCTAGAGAACTGGGCTACTGTGGATATACTACTCTTGGAATAAACTATCCAATGAAAAGAAGGCTTTGGCCCACAACTATATCCCCCACTCTCATTCTCAGTCTTTATTCCATATACTCCCACTGATTGGCCAAGTATAAGTAAATCATCAATGAACCCCTCTGACCTGGAGGAATAGTTTATTCTTCCCGAATTAACGGACCCATCACTATCAATTAAGCCACCTATGAAATGCAGTTTACTCTCCACATCCATCCCCCAAACATGGGGCGGGATCCTCATATCCAAGGAGCTATGCTTAGGGTATAAACTGGACCATAAAGAGTGAAGAACTTTTGAAGTTATCTTCACTGCTTGGGGTTCTGGCCTGGAAGTTTGAATATGTAATCCGGGGAATGCAGCTTCCAGTATGGGCATGAGCTCTGATCTATCATTGCCCAAAGAAAAGGACAAAACATAGGAATCTTTAGCCCTACCCTCCTTTTCATTTTGGGAATAAAACCCATCCCCATAAAATATCCCAGCTACATAACTCTCCAAGTAGTTTGGATTAAGCCTCATTGGGTTTGACAAGGAGGTATCTAAGGTTAGAATATCTCCAGGCCTTAATTTTCCCAACTCTACCCAGCCCTGGGGTGTAAGAAATGGGTGGTTAGAAGTAGCTTGGATTTTCCTACCCGTATTAGTGGTTATTTCAAATACATCCTTAATCCCGGTGGACCATTGGTTTAATACCTGGTAAAACTTATCCCCAAGCAATACTTGGTCCTGTGGGCCAACTTCTTCCATGGGTATTAAACCCCGCTTGGTACTTATCTTAACATAGCCTGGGATGCAACCGTCAAATTCGACAAAGAAGAACCCATCATCCATAGTAAATTGCCTCTTGATCTCGGCTGCAGTGGTACTTCTGGGCATGGTTTGAAAAGAAGGGTTTCTGGAGGAAAAGCGCCCTGTAGTGGTGCCATGGAAGAGATACCCTGGGTGTATGGTACCCCAATCAGTTAAGTGGTTTTCATATATACCCTTTAAATAGGTGGTATACATCTTAGTTAACTCCCGGTGTTCCAATAGAGAGTTAATAAACCCAGTATCATCTTCTCCTCTTAAGCCTTTCAAGGCAGACTCTGCACAAGAAGGGTTACCTGTCTCGGTATATTCAGTACATTCAAAACCAAAGCCGTCGTCCCCGTATAGTAATTCCGCTAGTTGATTATTGGAGTTAAAGTTTATGGGTTCAAATAATTTTTGTTCCTTGTTAGTAGTGGGGACTCCCAGCTCTAGCTTTGATATCTTGTTAAGTCGGTTGTTTATTTGGGCTTGGGTTAAGTCCCCATAGTCAATCTCTTCCTCCAATTCCTCTATGTACTTAGCTATCCTCTTATCCCTTAGATCTTCTTCATAGTCCTTAATAAATGGGATAGAACGGATGGAAGATTCCAAATTATCCAATTTATTAGCAAAGGATTTAACCTGGCCTTCCAAATAAACCTTGTCTACTTGTACACCTTCCAGCTCAGTCTCGGATAAAATATGCGTCAAGGGGCCATAGAAATTCCGGGAGTAATGGTATAACCCTAGCTCCATAACCCTTTTATCATAGTGAAGGAAAAGCCTAAAAGCTAGGTCGGCATCCAGGGCCCCATATTGGGATAGCTCCTTTAGGGGTACATTCTCCCAAAAAGCTATCT